GCTGAGTTTATGACACAGAAGAATGAAGACAACGGCACAAACTTTGACATAAAATTTAAAGATGATCCTACTGATAATGAAGTAAAGATCATTAAAGAGCAGTTACAGCAGTGGGTGTCACTTAACGAACTAAACAAGCGTACATTTAAGATTATTCGTAATACTATTAAGTATGGCGATCAGGTATTTGTACGTGATCCAGAGAACTTTAAGTTATACTGGGTTGAGATGGGCAAAGTTACTAAAGTTATTGTTAACGAAGCAGAAGGCAAAAAGCCAGAACAATACCTAGTCAAAGATATCAATCCAAACTTGCAGAATTTAACAGTTACAGCAGTAGCCGCAACTGACACATACGTTAACCACCCTCAAGTAGGTGGCCCTAGTGGTAGTTACGTACAGCCAGCAACACCATATTCAGGTGGTAGTAGGTTCAGTCACGCACAAAACGAAACTGCTGTTGATGCACAACACGTGGTACACTTGAGTTTAACAGAAGGTTTAGATGCTTACTGGCCATTTGGTAACAGCGTACTAGAAAATGTGTTTAAGGTTTACAAGCAGAAAGAACTGCTTGAAGATGCTATTATTATATACAGAATACAACGTGCGCCAGAGCGTAGAGTATTCAAAATTGACGTGGGTAACATGCCAACACACATGGCTATGGCCTACGTAGAACGTATTAAGAATGAAATACATCAGCGTCGTATCCCTACTCAAACAGGTGGCGGTGCTAACATGATGGATGCTACATATAATCCACTAGCAATGATGGAAGATTACTTCTTCCCAGTTACAGCAGAAGGACGTGGCAGTAGTATTGACGTATTTCCAGGCGGGCAAAACTTGGGCGAGATCACCGACTTACGTTTCTTTACAAATAAACTATTCCGTGGTTTGCGTATTCCTAGCAGTTATTTGCCAACGGGAATGGACGACGGGACACAAAGTTACAATGACGGGCGTGTCGGTACAGCCTTAATTCAAGAATGGCGCTTTAACCAGTATTGTAAGCGTCTACAGAGTATGATTGTTGATAAACTTGATCAAGAGTTTAAGACATTCATGCGTTGGCGTGGAATTAATATTGATAGTCAGCTGTTTGATTTGGTACTAGAAGAGCCACAAAACTTTGCACAGTACAGACAAGCAGATGTTGATAACGCTAGAATTGGTACTTTTGTACAGTTAGAAGCATATCCATATATGAGTAAGCGTTTCTTAATGAAGCGTTACTTGGGTATGACTGAGATGGAAATGGCTGAAAACGAGCAGATGTGGTCCGAAGAGCAAGGTGATGTTGAAACAGCACCAGTAGATGATCCGTCATTGCGTGGCGTAGGTATTAGTCCGGGTACTATTGCTGGCGATATGGAAAACGTAGAAACCGCAGAAATGCCAGCAGGAGAGGAAGGTACGGATCCTAATGCACAATCTCCAATGGGCACACCCGACACAGCAGGGCCAGGAGCACCACAAGGTCCTGGCGCCGGAGCTGCCGGAGCCGCACAAGCAACAGGATAATACTAAATACAATTATGTTTTTAGCTGAATTATATGATAAACCCAAAAAAGGTCACGAATTACCCGGAGACGATAATTCTACCTTACATTTAAGCGACATGCGTAAAGGCAGTCGTTTAACTTTGGGCGACTTGAACAGATTACGAATGAGTAATGATGTGCGTAAAGTAGAGCACGAGAAAAAGTTAGAAAAAGTAGCAAAACAGTACAAACCGCCAGTAGAAGCCGCCCCTCCGGCTATGTAGCCTTACAAAATCCTTTAAAAAACACCCATTTAATTAGTAATATACAGTTATTTGTTAAATAACTTACAAGCCATATTATTAGAAGGAGTCACTATGAACAAATATGAACAGCTTATAGAATACATCATCAACGAAGATGAAGACAAAGCAAAGGCTTTATTTCATGACATCGTTGTTGAAAAATCACGTGATATCTACGAGTCATTAATTGACGAAGAGACTGTTGAAGAAGAATTCGGCGGTAACGAAGTTGCAGACTTAGTAGACGAAATCCAAGCAGACGAAACCGACGGTATTTCAGAAGAAGGCGACGAAGAAATGGACGCTGACGCTGAAATGATGGGCGGCGACGAGGACGAAGGCGAAGAAGAGCACGAAGAACTCGAAGACAAGGTCATGGACTTGGAGCAAGAATTAGACGCTCTTAAAGCAGAATTTGACGCATTAATGGCAGATGAAATGGACGAGCCAGAGCATGCTGACATGGAAATGGGCGACAAAGACGATGCTGAAGAGTTAGAAATGTACGAAGGCGACGAAGAAGTAGCTGAAGACGCAGATGAAGAAGTGTCTGAAGATGCTGAAGAAGTAGCTGAAGACGCAGACGAAGTTGTTGAAGAAGACGCAGAAGAAGTTGCTGAAGAAGTTGAAGAAGTTGCTGAGTCAAAGACAGCACCTAAGTACAACAAAACAGCAGTTGATTTGATGCGTGAATATGTTGAGAAAATCAGCGCACCAAGCAACACAGAAGGTGCAGACAACAAGTCAAGCGTAGTCGCTGGTAAAAACGACATGGGTGGTACCGCAGTAGATCCTACAGGCGAAGAAAAAGGTAGTTCAACACCTAAAGTTGCTCCAGGTAAAGAGTATAAAAACTCAGCTGGCGGCAAAGCGCCAATGGAAAAAGCTCCATCTGCACATAAGTCAGGTGAAGAAGGCGGTGTCAACAAAGACAGCGTTGAAAAAGGTGGCAACTAAATTAGGACATTAATATGGCTTTGTACCTAAAAGAAAATCTTACTTTTGATCGGGCCAAGATTGAGGTCATCACAGAAGACAGCAACACCGGTCAAGGTAAGAACCTTTATATGAAAGGGATATTCATCGAAGGTGGCGTCAAAAACGCTAACCATCGTGTTTATCCCATTCATGAAATTGAAAAAGCCGTTAGTTCAATTAACGAGCAAATCAAAGAAGGTCATAGCGTCCTAGGTGAAGTTGATCACCCAGATGATTTAAAAATTAACTTAGATCGTGTATCACATATGATTGAGAGCATGTGGATGGACGGTCCATGCGGTCACGGTAAACTAAAAATCCTCCCAACACCAATGGGTAAACTAGTTGAATCTATGATTACTAGCGGTGTCAAGTTGGGTGTTAGTTCACGTGGTAGCGGTGAAGTTAATGAGAGTTCGGGACACGTTAACAATTTTGAAATTATAACTGTTGACGTTGTCGCACAACCAAGTGCTCCACATGCTTATCCAACTCCAATTTATGAGGGGTTAATGAATATGCGTGGTGGACACAAAGTATTTGAAGTAGCGAAAGAAGCTACTCAAGATCAAAGAGTACAAAAGTACCTGAAAGAAGGCGTTTTACGCTTAATCAAGGACCTTAAGTTAAAATAGGAGAACTAGATGTTAGATGCTATCAAACCATTGATAGATAGTGGCATCATAAACGAGGACACACAAGAAGCTATCAATGAAGCTTGGGAAGCAAAACTTACCGAAGCTAAAGAGGCAGCTCGCAGTGAACTTCGCGAAGAATTTGCACAACGCTATCAACACGATAAACAAGTAATGGTTGAAGCTCTAGACAAAATGGTAACTGAAAGTCTCCAAAGTGAACTTGAAGAATTTGCTTCAGAAAAGCAAGCACTTGCTGAAGATCGTGTGAAGTTCAAAACACACATGAACGAAAGCAGTGCTAAGTTTAATGATTTCATGGTAACAAAATTAGCAGAAGAAATCAAAGAGCTTAGAGCAGATCGCAAACAATATGAGAATAGTGTATCTAGACTTGAAGAGTTTGTTATCAAGCAACTTGCTGAAGAAATTCAAGAGTTTGAGCAAGACAAGCAGGCAGTTGTTGAGACAAAAGTCCGCTTAATTGCAGGAGCAAAAGACAAATTAGCCGAACTACAACAGCAATTCGTTGCACGTAGTTCACAGTTGGTTAAAGAGTCAGTTGCTAAGAAACTAGAGTCAGAGATGACTCAACTCAAAGAAGACATCCA